ATCTACTACTGGTGGACTATACACCGGTGGAGGAGGGGGGGGTGGCGCTGGCGGTGCAGCCGCGACAAATAGCACTTCCAATTATGGTGGCAATGGTGGTGCTGGAATCTCGAATTCCATTACTGGAACGGCCATTGTTTATAGTGGAGGCGGCGGAGGCGCTGCTCAGAACGGAACTACCACCGGAGGACTTGGCGGAACTGGCGCAAATGGCGGAAATGGCGACAACCAATCCACAGGCACAGGCGGCTCTGCTGGTGCAACAAATTCAGGAAATGGTGGCGGAGGAAAGTACGCAAGTGGAACCGCCTATTCAGGCGGTTCAGGTTATGTCGTTATCGTGATTGGATAATTCAATGGGACACTTTGCAAAAATCAATTCAGAGAACATCGTCGAGCAAGTTATTGTCGTGAACAATGAAACTCTTGAGAACAAGGACTTTCCTGACTCAGAGGCGATTGGCGTGGCATTCTGCAAATCGCTCTTTGGCGATAACACAGATTGGAAGCAGACTTCCTACAATGGAAACTTCCGAGGTTCCTTCGCTGGAATTGGAATGAAATACGATCCAATCAAAGATGAGTTCACAGCCCCGGATTCTGCTCCTTCTGCGTAAATTCCCGACCTTCTCATTCCCTAGGAGATTCAATTGGCAATCTTGACAGCTCAATACACAATCACGACAACGCCTTCAACAATTTACTTGGGCGACGGAGCGACAACAGTTCACCTGCACACCGCTTCGGGAACTCTTTATCTTGGAGACTCAACAGTCACATCTTCAACGGGTTACATCGTGGACAATGGAGACAAATTGGTCTTTGAGACACATGAGACCAGCATCTATGCAGTCACAGGATCGGGAACGACAACAGTTTCAGTCATGGTTGTGACGAAATGACATCCGACACGGCGACAATCGTTTATTCATATTTCTTCGTATTCGTTGCGGCGTTCGCAGGTCTTGGCTACATCGCCAAGCATTACATCGCAAAGCACACCGAAGACATGGGCGACAAGTTGGATCGCATTATTTATACCCTTTACAACGAAGGGAAAACTGGTCTCGTGAACAAAGTTGATTCCTTGCTGGAAAATCAACAAGAAATCAAGATTGATGTTGAACTGCTCAAGGCGAGGAAAGTTCGGGCAAGCAAATGAGCGACTACATTCCCCAGAAGGGTGATTATGGGGTCGTAAAGACCAACGGCATCATCGCTCGCCTGATTCAGCTCTTTACAGTATCTCGCTGGAATCACGCCTTCATCTATGCTGGAAATTCCCTCATCATCGAGGCCAATCCCAAAGGCGTGGAATTCTCTCCTCTCTCCAAATATCCCAAGATTGCCTGGAATCGACACGAAGACATCACGCCATCTCAGCGCGATTTCATCGTGTCTTATGCCCGAATTCAGTTCGGCAAACCTTACAATTTCATTCTCATCGGGAACATCCTGCTTCGAGTTGTCGGCCTCAAGATGCTGGCAAGAACTCGGCTGATGATGAAACTCGCCCAAACCAATTCCTACATCTGTTCCGAACTCGTCGCAGAGTCCTATCACAAGGCTGGCGTTGAACTATCACCAAAGGCTTGCGATCTGGTGACACCAGGAGACCTTGCCGAACGCCTCATATACCAATAAGGAGAGAACATTGAAACTGTTTCATCGAATCTCCGATTGGGCAGCAGAGGCATTCGGATCGCAATGGTTCTTCTTCTTCCATCTCGCATGGTGGGGATTCTGGATTGCCTTCTCGATTGAACCTTTCCCTTTCGGCTTGCTGACCTTGACAGTCTCATTGGAATCCATCCTTCTCTCAGGATTGATTCTCAATGCGACCAATCGAAGCGGAGCCAAAGACCGAGACATCATCGAGAAGGATTTGCATCTTGATGGTCAGACACACAAATTGATTGAAGAGATTCACCTTCATCTCACAAAGGAGAAGCCATGACAGCAGCATCAGTTGTCGCCACCGCAACCTCACAGATTGGCTATGTCGAGCAAGGTGGGGCAGATGGCAAGTCAGGAAATATCACAAAGTATTGGGATTGGTGGAAGCAGAAGACTGGCAAGAATGACCAAGGCGCGAGCTGGTGCGCTTGCTTCGTCTCCTGGTGCTTTGACCAGAACAATGCTTCCTCGCTGATTGCAGCAGAGAATCCAGCAGGATTCATCTATTGCCCAACAGGTCTCAACTACTTCAAGCACAAGAATCAAATGATTGACCCAAGCAAGTCTCAGCCCGGGGACATCGTCTTCTTCGATTGGGCTGAAGATGGCGTTGCCGATCATGTCGGCATCGTTGCAGAGAATCATCTCACCTACCTCATCACCATCGAGGGCAACACAAGTCCAGAAGGAGCAACAGGAAGTCAGCAGAATGGTGGCGGTGTCTATCGTCGCAAGCGCTACTTCGGCAAGACCATTGCAGGAATTGCACGACCTTCCTATCCAACTATCAAGTAAGGAAATGGTAATGAAACTCACAGAAAAGACCAAGGCACTTGTTGAGCATTATGCATCAGCATTCGTGGTTGCGATTGTCGTCGAGTATGCCCATTCAGGCACTCACAACATTGCAGACATTGCAAAGGCTGCTGGAATTGCAACCTTCGCTCCTGTCATCAAAGCAGGATATGACAAGCTCAAGCAGAAAGCGCAAGGATAAACCTTGAAACCAATTCAGGGGCTTATCCTCAACCCTGAAACAAAGCAAGCAGCTTCCCTTCTCGCCGAGAAGACCTTCCAGCAATTCAAGAATGTGCGCGGTCATTACCGCAACACCGAGAATTCCCATCTGGTTGGTCATCTCGGCGAGTTCGCTGCATTCATCTGGTTTCGTGACAATGGATTCGAGCCTGTTCCAAACTTCAGCGATCCAACGAAAGACAAAGAATGCGACATCCTGACCAATATCGGGCGCATCGAGGTCAAGACTTGGAATGATAAGTTCTGGGATGAATGGGGTCGCTCTGTCTCAGTTTCGCAGTATAGTTCCATCAAAAGGAAAGCCGACTTCATATTCTGGTGTTCAGTCACCGACATTGAATCGGAGACACCTTCTGTCAAATTCAGAGGATGGTGTGAAGTCGGAGTTGTCGAGGGATTGACTCCGAAGATGACAGGTGTTGTCGGAAGAGAAGTGAACAATTACCAACTCGAGCCATTTCAGCTCAAACCAGTCGAACAAATGGGGGAAATCAATGCATCGCGAGGAAATACTTCAGACCGCGATTGACCTGACAATGGGCGATCGCAATGAACAAAATGGCGACCCGAGGGAGAATCATCAAAGAATTGCGACCATCTGGTCGGTCGTTCTTGGCATTCCAGTCGAGCCATATCAAGTCGCATTGTGCATGGCAGGGCTGAAACTTGCTCGCCTTGCTCACAATCCACTCGATGATTCATTCATCGATGGTGCTGCCTATTTAGCAATCGCAGGGGAAATCGTCAATCCACAGGGGGAAAGCAATGCCAATCCAACCAATCGATGACCGCATCGTCATCCAGCAAAAGCAAGCAGAGGAAGTCACAGTCTCGGGTCTCATCATTCCCGATCAGGCACAACAGAAGCCACAAGAGGGCATTGTCATCGCCGTCGGTGCTGGTCGCTACGAGAACGGCATTCGCATCCCGATGGATGTGAAGGTCGGAGACACAGTCCTCTTCTCCAAGTACGGCGCAACCGAGGTCACAGTTGAGGGCAAGGCTCTCATCATCCTGACCAGCAAAGATGTTCTCGGAATCTTGGTGAGCGAATGAGAAATCTCGTCGTAATCGTGCCATCTCGGGGAAGACCCGACTCCATCAAGGAATTGCTCAAGTCATTCGATGAGACCAAGACCGAATCTGATTTGCTCGTTGTTGTAGATGATGACGATCCAACTCTTGATGCCTACCTCGACACCGGGGCAGACATCTTCATCGTCAAGAAGGATGGCAAGGGAATGGCAAAGCCATTGAACTTCACCGCCAACTTGATGAAAGACAAATACCGCCACTTCGCATTCATTGGCGATGACCACCGCCCACGAACGATGAATTGGGATGTTCACTTCTTGAACGCTCTCGATGAACTCGGCACAGGCTTGGTCTATGGCAATGACTTATTCCAAGGCGAGAACTTGCCAACGGCAATCGCCATGACAGGTGACATTGTCAAGGCACTTGGGGGAATGGTTCCGCAAGGAATGATTCACCTCTACCTCGACAACTTCTGGATGAAGCTCGGGCAAGACCTTGGCGCTCTTCGCTATATGCCAGAGGTGATTGTGGAGCATCTGCACCCGGTCGCTGGCAAGGCCGAGTGGGATGAGGGTTACCTTGCGGTGAACGCGCAAGAGGTCTATTCAGCCGATTTTGAGGCGATGAATGCCTATCTTGCAAGTCCAGCATATATTCAACTCCTTACAGAATTGAGGGGCGAGTGAAAATTCTCATCACAGGCAACGAAGGCTTCGTTGGCAGACACTTCTGGAACAAGCTGAAAGCGCAAGGTCACGAACTGCATGGCATCGACATCTTGAATGGCACAGATGCCAGAGACTTCTTCCGCACCAACAATGAACACTTTGACAAGGTCATTCACCTTGCAGCAGTTGTCGGAGGTCGCAAGATGATTGAAGGCGAACCTCTGGCGCTCGCCGTAGATTTGGAAATCGATGCAGCTCTCTTCTCGTGGGCAATGCGAACCAAGCCGGGGTGCATCACTTACTTCTCATCCTCTGCTGCCTATCCCATCAAATTGCAGACCAAAGAAGAATGCTTTCACTTGCAGGAAGATGACATCAATCTAGATTGCATCTCGAATCCTGATTTCACTTACGGCTGGTCGAAGCTGACGGGTGAGATGCTGGCAGGATTTGCTCGCAAGGCTGGCATCGAGGTTCACATCTTCCGACCATTCTCGGGCTATGGATCAGACCAAGCACTTGATTATCCATTCCCATCCTTCATCGACCGAGGCAAGCGCAAGGCTGACCCTTTCCAGATTTGGGGAGATGGAAATCAGATTCGCGACTTCATCCACATCGATGATGTGGTCAATGGGGCGCTGGCAGGTTGTGAGGCAGGAATCGAAGTCGCCAATCTCTGCACAGGAATCCCGACCTCCTTCAATGACTTGGCTCGCTTGGTTGCCGAGGTCGCTGGCTATGAGCCAAAGATTGAACACCTCGAATCCGAGCCTGTAGGGGTCTTCTACCGTGTGGGCGACCCAATCTATATGGAGACCTTCTACAAACCCCAAATCAGCCTCAGAGAAGGCATAGAACGCGCCTTTGCTGGCTTGTAGCGCATACATCCCTCGCCATGCGCTCGCTGGCATAGAAGAAAGACCCCTCATCAGATCACTCTGGTGGGGGGTCTTTCGCCATTGCGACACAAAAAAAATATTCGCGACACTTGCGCCATCTTGACAGCCAAGGGGGAAATGGGTCTATCTTTATACCAACGAGCTGAACTAGGGGTTCAGCGCCAAGGCAAGGAGTCAGAAATGACAACAGCAACACGAATTGAAGAGCTTGAACAGATGCTCTCAAAGGCTTACGCGCAGCGCACACTAGCCAATAATCTCAAGGCAAATCGCCAACTTATCTTCGCAATCAACTCAAACATCCGCGAATGGAAATTGGAACTCATCACGCTTCGCGAGAAGGTCGGTGCATAAATGTCACTCCTCATCATTGGTGGAATCTTCGTGGTTCTCTCCGTCTTCTTCCTCATCGTCTTGATTGAAGATGCCATGAACAAGAATGACGAATTCTTCGCAGTCAAAGATTGGCACAATTTCCGAAATACACTCGACAAGTCCCAAGGGGGAAAATAAATGTTGCTTCCAATCTTCTTGCTCGCTCTCGGTCTTGGCTTGTCCATTGGCATCATCATCGGTGGATTCCTTGAATATAGTCGCTCATATGAACGACTCGTCGCCGAATTCGTCTATCAAGAGGAATTGCTTGAGGAAATCACTCGCCTCAATCAGATCGTGAAACGATAAAAATGTCAAAGTCAAAGCAGAAGGGAACTCTCGCCGAGTCAGCCTTCGTCAAGTATCTCCAAGCACACGGGTTTCCTGGCGCAGAGCGCCGGGCATTGGCTGGTGAACTCGACAAGGGTGACATCACAGGAACTCCTGCTTTGACATTCGAGGTCAAGAATCACAAGTCCTACAAGTTTCCTGAATGGATCAAAGAATCCAAGCAGGAGAGAAAGAACGCAGGGGCAGACTACTGCCCACTCATCGTGAAGCCTGTGGGGATAGGGGTTTCATCCGTCAGCGATTGGTGGGCAGTTCTACCTGTGGAAGATATGGTCAGGCTATTGCGTGAAGCAGGATATGGAGATCCGTTGTGAACCTCACATCTCTTTCCATTCCTAGATTCTCAAAAGCCAAGTGTCACTCCCCAGAGATTGACCCAGACTTCTTCTTCCCGGAATCTCGCTTGGTTATGAGCGAGCGAGAGCAGACACTTGCTGCAATTTGCGACAGTTGCATTCACAAGATTGATTGCTTGCAATTTGCAATCAAGAACAATGAAACCGAAGGCTATTGGGGAGGAACAACTCCTTTCCAACGCAAGCACATGATGACAAACAGGAAGGAAGAAGGAAGCGTTCGATTCAGGGAAATTCAAGGCTATCTCAAGACTGGCATGACCAGGGAAGAAATTGCCGACCAACTTGGCATTCAAGTTGATTCGGTAGATCGCATCATCCTTCGTGCCAAGAAGAAAGGCATCACACTATGAGTCAGAAAAGAATCTTCATCGCGTTCACTAGCGCCATCCTTTCGGCTGGCTTGCTCGTCGGTTGCGTCAAGACCTACCAATCCGAGCAGAAAATCATTGACACTCCAATCGTCGTCCATACAGTCACCATCAAGCCATCAACTGTGACCACAGACAAGGCCGTCGTCATCAAGTTCGTCAATGAATTGATGACCAAGCGCCAAGCCAGTTGCTTGCTCTGGATATTCGAGAAGGAAAGCCATACCGACCCTTATGCCAAGAACCCAACTTCTTCGGCTCGCGGTATCGGTCAGCTCTTGGCTTCAACTTATGCCAACATCGGCCTCAAGCATTCTGCCGATCCGATGGCTCAGGTTGTCGCAGCAATCGCCTACATTTCACGCCACTATGGTTCCGACGGCGCTTGCGCTGCCAAAGCATTCTGGCAAAAGCACTACTACTGGTAAGCCAACACACAACAACAGGGGGAAACAATGTCCACAGAAATCAATCTAGCGATGGTCGATCTCGACCCAACCGCCAGCGCCTTCCTTGCCGCATATATTGAGGCCAAGGCAAAGGTGAAGGAATGGTCGGAGAAGGCCGACATCGCTCGCCAACAAGTCGAGGCAGCACTCGGGGAACACGAAATTGGTCTTGTCAATGGTCGGGAAGCAGTTCGCTGGACAACAGTGAAAAGCACTCGCATCGATACAAAGAGAGCAAGAGAAATCCTGCTTCCCGAACTGTTGGCAATCCTTGAGACCGAGCAAATCACTCGCCGATTCTCCATCGTGGATGAGGCGTAATGTTCACACCGATTGGCGATGAAGCCACCAGTCTTGCAATCCGAATTCAGAATGTCGTGAACAATCGGGCAAGCAATGCTCCACGATCCAAACAGAAGCGCATTGGCTTGAGCGAGGTCGGCGAAGTATGCGTTCGGAAGCATATCTACAAGATGCTCGACTGGAACACAACCAACCAGCAATCTGACCCTTGGGCATCCATCTCTGGAACTGCCATCCATTCCTGGCTTGCTGAAGCATTCGGTGAGTTTCCTGATCGGTATCTGGTCGAGCATCCAGTCAATGTCACCGATGAACTCGGTGGCACATCTGACCTCTTCGACATTCAGCTCGGCATGGTGATTGACCACAAGTGCATGGGGGCAACCTCCATGAAATCACGAAAGCGTGATGGCATGACTCACCAGCAGCGAGTCCAGGTGAACTTGTATGGCCTCGGGATGGAGCGCCAAGGATATGAAGTCAAGAGCGTTGCCCTTGCTTGCTATCCACTCGGCGGTCGCCTTGACGGGCTTCACACCATCGTCGAGCCATACAATCGCCAACTCGCACTCGATGCGATTGAACGCCTTGAGGACACCAAAGTCTTGCTTTGGCAGCTCGACCCAGAAGCCAATCCGAATCATTGGAATTTGATACCAGCAGCGCCATCTCGGAACTGCATCTATTGTCCTTGGTTCTTGCCAAATTCAACAGATGCATTCTTTGGATGCCCGGGCGAAAAGGAAGTTGCGTGATGGAGAAGACAATCGAAATCATCGTCAAGGAAGCAGTCCAAGCAGATCGCGAACGCCTTGCCACTCAGCTCTCCAAGTGGCGTGGTCAGACCGTGAAAGATGTTGATGGTTCTCCCTACCAAGTGGCAGACCTCAAGGGGATTGCTCAATTCATTCGAGATGGAGGATGGGAAGAATGAACCACGATGAATTGCTGGCAAGGATTGAAAACGGTCACACCTTCATCCAAACAATGGCGAGTCTTTCAGCCCTTCGTGCAGTAGTGAAATTGCATCAACCACATCTGTTTGGTGTTGGGGAAATTGTCTGCTCCGCTTGCGAAGAGTGGACAAATATAGGTCCTTATCAGCTGTCTTATCCTTGCCCAACCATTCAAGCCATTGTGGAGGCACTCGGATGAGTCCAACATATGAATTCCGATGCCCACGCTGCTCAGCTCGCATCGAGGTCTCGCGCCGTATCTCAGACACCGCCAAGAATCCCACCTGTGGGGATTGTCTTGTCGAGATGGAAAGACTATTCTCAGCAACCCCAATCCACTTCAAGGGGTCGGGATTCTACAAGACAGACTCGAGGGGATAGCCATGACAATGGTTTATGAGAACACTTGCTCAGGATGCAAAGAGGTCAAGCCGATCACCTACATCATCGGCCTCACCTTCTATTGCAAGCAATGCCAAGACAAGCGATTCGGCACAAAATAGATTTCCCAACGCCGTTGGGATTGCACCACCCAAACACAAAGAAAAGGGGATTGTCAGATGACAAATCCATTCTCATCGCCAGCAACATCAGGCGAATCCGTAAAGCCAGCAGACCTTCAAGGTCATCTGTTGATCATCAAGCCTGTTGAATACAAGACAGGCATCACAACCTCTCTTGGCGAGGCAGAGGCAATCGAGGTTGATTTGGTGGACTTGGATGCAGGAACTGAACACAACTCAGTTCTCTTCTTCAATGTCGCACTCCGTTCGGCACTCAAGCCAAACATCGGCAAGTCCGTTCTCGCTCGAATCGGTCAGGGAGTAGCAAAGCCGGGCAAGAGCGCACCTTGGATTCTTGTCGATGCGACAGGCGATGCTGATGCAGTAGCCAAGGCGACTGCATATCTTGCAGGATCACTTGCACCAGCAACGCCACAGGCAGCGCCAGCGCCTACGGCTGCAACACTCAATGCCGAGCAGTTGGCATTGCTTGCAAAGCTCGGAGCAACTCCCATCCAGGGATAAAGACATTCGTTGCTGACTTTGGGGAAAGTCGGTGATGATAGCGGTGGCAGGTTCGCGATCGTGGGGAAGCGATTCGGGTTCAACTCCCGACACCGCACAACAACAACAGGCAGGGGATGAGATGGCAAAGGTCAGACCAGCACATTGGAAGCGCACCATGCCATTCCAACCTGCTTGCGGATTCATGTTCGAGAATGCCGAAGGGATGATTGAGCGATGCGATGAGAAGTCAGACTTCGCTCTCTATTTCGACTATAACACTTCGGGTCTTGGCATCATCAACTTGTGCCATTACCACACGCGATGGCAAGAGAATCAATGGACTATGGAGGCAGGGGAATGAATGAAGAAAATGAGCCAGAGCTAGTTGTCAAGGTCATTGTCGAAGGTCACACCGATGGCTGCTCCTATCCCGACACTCGCCAATGGTGTGATGACCACATCAGAGAAGCATGGCAGGGAGTGATGTGACCGAGGTTGAGGAAGCCGAACGATTGATTGCCAGCCGATTGTGGAAGCAGTTTCAGTTCCACCTTCCAGACACGCCAATCAGAGTGACCAGAGCAATGCTCAAGGAATTGAATGACAACGGATTCACCATCAGCAAGCGCCGAATGAAAATGAAAGCAGGGGGAAAGAAATGAAGCTCATCAACAATGACTGCATCGCAGCAATGAAGGAGATGCCCGACAACTCGGTGGATTCCATCGTCACCGATCCTCCCTACGAACTCGGATTCATGGGCAAGTCATGGGATGCATCTGGCATCGCCTTCAATGTCGAGGTCTGGCGCGAGGCGCTTCGAGTCTTGAAGCCGGGCGGTCATCTCATCGCCTTCTCTGGCTCTCGCACTTATCACCGCATGGCAGTTGCGATTGAAGATGCAGGTTTTCAAATCCGCGACCAGATTATGTGGGTCTATGGATCGGGATTCCCGAAGTCGCTGGATATCTCAAAGGCGATTGACAAGTCGGCAGGTGCGGAGCGCAACAGGGATTTGAAATGGGTTGCTATTGCATCAGGCAGTGGAAATTATGGTGGCGGTGCAAAAGGTGGAGAAATGGCGATGGTTGCAGATGATGTTGCAATCACCGACTCAGCAAAGCAATGGCAAGGCTGGGGAACGGCGCTCAAGCCAGCGCACGAGCCGATGGTGCTTGCTCGCAAACCGATTGTCGGAACTGTTGCCAACAATGTGCTGACCTATGGCGTGGGTGGGTTGAACATTGATGGGTCGCGGGTTGAATTTCAATCTGAAGTTGATAAAGCAAGCGCAACCCCACAAGGCAAAGTTACAGTAAACAATGTGGGCAATATGCCTGATGTTGAAGATGGTGGGCGCAAAGAACTTGCGCGACCTGATAATTCCGCAGGCCGCTTCCCTGCCAACTTCATTCACGATGGCAGCGATGAGGTTGTGGCGTTGTTTCCTGATACGAAGTCGCAGAAATCAAATCGCGGTGTTGGATTCAATGGGTCAGAGGTATTCGGTGACGGCAATCCCGACTTTGACACAGTTCGAGGATTTGATGACTCTGGCAGCGCAGCTCGATTCTTCTATTGCGCCAAGACCTCCAAACGCGATCGCAATGAGGGGCTGGATGGATTTGAGGCAGTTCGCGAACACGATGGAAGAGCAGAGGGGAAGAAAGGGGGTTCCAATCCTCGGAATCGCTCGAACACGCTGAAGGTGAACCACCACCCAACCGTCAAGCCGACCTCGTTGATGCAATACCTCGTCAAGCTCATCACACCGCCAAACGGCACAGTCCTCGACCCATTCATGGGGTCAGGCTCAACTGGCAAGGCGTGTGCTTATGAGGGTTTCAACTTCATCGGAATCGAGCAGTCGGCAGAATATGTCGAGATTGCTAGAGCGCGGATTGATTTTGCAATGAAAGAATCAGAATGAGTCTTCTTCAAGCAGCACTCGACTTCCACGATGCTGGTGTCTGTGTCATCCCTGCAAAGGCTGACGGGTCAAAATCTCCCATCGGATCGTGGAAGCAATATCAAGTCACTCGCCCAAGCCGAGAGCAAGTCATCGAATGGTTCAGCGGTGACGGCCAAGGAATCGGCATCATCACAGGTCTGGTCTCTGGCAATCTCTTGATGGTAGAACTGGAAGGTCGCGCCGTTGAAGGTGGCATCTTGGAGCAAGCCAGAGAGATGGCCTTCAGCTCTGGACTCGGTGAACTCTGGACAATCATCTCCAATGGTTATGTCGAGATAACTCCAACGGGCGGTCTGCATTGGCTATGGCGATTGGCAGATGAGCCAGTTCCGGGCAACACCAAACTTGCTCGGAGACCTGGTGCGAATGACACAGTTGAAGTCTTGGCAGAGACAAGAGGTGAAGGTGGCTTCGTTGTCACATCTCCTTCTCATGGTTCGGTGCATCCGTCGGGCAAGAGTTGGCAATTGCTCAAAGGATCGCCAGCGACAATTCCGATGCTTTCGGGTGAAGAGAATGAGGCAATCCTTTCGGTCTTCTCAGCCTTTGATTCCATGCCCAAGAAGGAAGCAGTCGTCAGCTCGTTATCAGAGCCAGCAACTCACGATGGATCGCGCCCGGGTGATGACTTCAACGCAAGAGCGACTTGGAAGGAAATCCTCGAGCCAGTTGGCTGGAAGGTTGCATTCACATCGGGTGACACGACCTACTGGACACGACCAGGCAAGAAGTTCGGAATCTCAGCGACCACAAAAGTTTCAACGGGCAATCTCTATGTCTTCACCACCTCGACGACATTCGAGCAGGAGAAGGCGTATTCCAAATTCGCAGCATTCGCCCATCTCAATCATGGCGATGACTTCTCTGAGGCTGCTCGCGCATTGAAAGGCTTGGGCTATGGCAAAGCATCGCCGATGCCGACTCTGGGCGAATTGCTTGCTCCAAATTCAACTCCAAATTTGGCGCTAGTTCCCGACCTTGATTCAGATCACATCGAGATTCCAAGAGAGCGCACCAGTTGGTTCCCAAAGCCACTTGACCTCGACAACACGCAAGAGGAGCCAGCGCCCGAATTCCTATCTCGAAGCGATGGACATCGATTGTTCTATCGGGGCAAAATCAATGCACTCCTGGGCGAATCAGAATCGGGCAAGACTTGGGTGGCGCTGCTCGCCGTCAAGCAAGCGTTGGAAGTAGAGCAGAAGGTCATATATTTGGACTTTGAGGATTCGGGGCGAGGCATTCTTTCCAGACTTCGTTCTCTCGGAGTCACAGACATTCAATTCGCCTCATTCCAATATGCCAACCCTGACCAAGACTTGTCACCAGAGGCGCGAGGAGACCTTGTGGATGGACTTGTCGCATTCAAGCCTGAACTGGTCATCGTTGATGGCGTGAACGCTGCCATGACCCTTCTAGGGCTAGATTTGACCTCCAACAAGGATGCCACCTACTTCAGCCAGCAACTCCTTCGACCATTGGCAAACTCTGGGGCAGCGGTCTGCACCATTGACCATGTCACCAAGAGCAAAGAGGGTCGGGGCAACTACGCCATCGGCGCTCAAGCCAAAAGAGCTGACATCAATGGCGTGGCAATCTCGGTGGAAGTGGTCATGCCATTCGGTCGAGGAATGTCGGGAGAATTGAATCTGAAGGTGACGAAAGACCGCCCGGGTCATGTCAGAGCCAATTCCAAGGAAGCCAAGATTGCTGGAATGGTCTTGCTGACATCCACAGCTGATGGATCGGTGACAATGAAGATTGAAGCTCCGATGATGAACACCGATAAGACCAGACCTACTCATCTCATGGAATCGGTCAGCAGACTCCTTGAAGGGGCATCCACGCCATTGTCGAAATCGGCAGTTATCAAGGATGTCAAGGGCAAGGCAGAGTGGGTAATGGTTGCGATCCAGAATCTCATTGATGAGAAGTTCGTGGTCATAGAGCATGGCGCTCGCAATTCACTCAATCTCAAATTGCTTCGCTCATATCGGGAGGCAGAAGACAAGGTCGGGGGCATTCGCTCCTTTGATTGGCAAGAAGCTGACAATGCATAAGTGTCCAAAAACGACCCTTTCCCGACCCTTTCCCGAGGATTTGGTCATTCTGCCAACGACCCTTTCCCACCCTTTCCCAAAATTCACGCTCAATTTGACCCTTTCCCACCCTTTCCCAAAAGCGGGAAAGGGTCAAATGGCAAAATTTCCCATGACCCTTTCCCTCTTTCCCCCCTCTATAGGGGGAAAGGGAAGGGGTGGGGTGGGTGTTGAATGAATAAAAGTTTCATCTCAACACCCCCAATTCCTGACTTCTGTGCCAAGTGCAAGTCGGCGATCTGGTCGTGCCATGTCATCGGCTTCGCCGTCAAACTTGCGCCAACTCCACTCAACTTTGAGGCCGAGTTCCTAGCAAGGGGCAGAGGGGTTCGCATCTTCCAGACGACCAGGGAGCAACTGGTCAAGATGCGGGGGCTGGCCGAGATTGAGAAGTCGGATGGATCAGAAATCGTTCTCGCTGCTCATGAATGCGACCAGCTCGACTTCACCATCCCGCATGAACTATTTCGCAAACCTGAACCCGTCACCTACTCAAGCGAAGGATTCCCATTCTGATGGATAACCAATGCCGACTCTGTAACCGAGCCATCCAGCACGACGGCATCTGCCAGCGATGTCACACCAAGATTCACTCTCAGCTCGATGACTTGATGGAATTCTGGAAAGGCGCTCACTCTGAACTCCTACCCGGTCGAAGTGGGTCGGGGGCTAGAAGTAGCGAGCGCACCATCGGAGTCAATGTCAATGCCCTCTCCTTCATCGCAGGAGATGACATCCTCGGGATTCTGCATGAGTGGGAAAAACTCATCCGAGCAGATCGCAAATTGGTTCCACCAGCCTTCATTCCACCATCTGCCCTTGAGAAGAAGATTCAGGCAACCATCAAGTTTCACCAGACCCATCTGTCATGGTCAGGAAAGCAGGATTGGATTGGCGAGTTCGCCCGAGAGGTTCGAGAGCTTCATTCGACAGGAATTGCAGCATCTCGCTCCTTTGTCGAGAAGAAGCACAAGATTGCCTGTCCGACCGAGATGCCAGATTCCATCTGTGGCAACTTCCTGACAATCAACCATGATGATCCACTAGACCTCTTCGACTGCCGAAAGTGTGGCAATCAATGGAACACCATTCGCCTGATGGCGGTTGCCATGTCTTCTCGCCAAGAGGTGTGGCTAGATGCCGAGGCGATAGCAATCTATTTCAGAATGACGGTGAAGGCAGTCCATCAATTCGCTCGCCGTCACAAGGTCAAGAAGATGATGTCCTCCTATGACCTCATAGACTTTCAAGCCAAGCGTTGAAACGATTTGACAAAGTCGAAGCAAGCGTGATGGTACAATTTCATTGTCGAGTTCGTTCTGCCTACACCATCAAAGTGACAACGGCGCAGGGTACATTCACCCGTATGGCTTCGACAGAGACTTCAACTTCCAACCTCGATGAGATGATTGCATCCATCGCGGATGGAGTTCGCATCGCCTCAGACTTTCGCAAACAAATGTTGCAAGAACTTCTCGATGAGCTGTTGGATGCGAAGAATGAAACGGGGAATCGATGACAACGCTCGCTGCTATTGAGACAGATGCATTCTGTGTGATTGCCTGTGACTCTCAGTCATCGGATCAGAATGGTTCAATCCAGATGTTGCCCAATGGAAAGATATTCGAGAACGGCGACTTCATCATTGCTGGTGCAGGTGATGTCCGGGGCATCAACATCCTTGAACATTCATGGACTGCACCAAAGCGCGGAAGATTATCAACAGATAAGTTCGTGACAAGTATTCTCATTCCCTCGATGCGGAAAGCATTCATCGAAGCGGGATATGAAATCAACAAAGAAGATTCGACAGTTGTTCACAACAACATCTTCCTCGTCATTGTAGATGGCAAGTGCTATCGCATCGATGAAGACTATTCATGGGAACGATCTGTCGATGGTGTCTATACAGCAGGAAGCGGTGAGGCATATGCACTCGGCGCAATCACTTATGCATTGAACAACAAGAAGATTCGCACAGAGTCTCAAGTCACTTCATTGCTTGAGGATGCGATTGCAATTGCTACCAAGCACGATGCATTCTCTGGTGGTGTCATCCACACTTGGATGAAGGCCGCCCCTATTGGTGGGAAATAAATGAACATTTACGGAATGAAATAAACCCCGCCCATGTCGCCCAAACTTTCATGCCTATCGTGTGGCAAGCCAACTGCAAGAAGTAGATGCGAACAATGCGAAGCAATCTATCTTTCAGGAAAGCCAAAGAGATACCGCCCTGCATCGGGGCGTGGATATGATTACGAATGGCAACAAGTTCGCTTGGTTGTTCTAGCCCGGGATTCTTGGACTTGCTACTACTGCAACAAGAAGTTGATTGGTAAGGATGCGACTGTCGATCACATCGTTCCCCTGTCTCGCGGTGGTTCTAGGCTTGACACAAACAATCTTCGAGCAGCCTGTCGTTCGTGCAACTCTTCCAAGCGCGACGCATAGACATAAATTGAAAAAAATTTCTGTTTTTTCTGGCGGTTACGCATAGACCCAGCCCCCCCGTTTTTTATCTCTGTTCGCGAAATTACCAATTCGGAAAAAATCTTGGAGGTTATGCGATGACCGCAGGTCGCCCTCCTAAGCCAGCAGAGTTGAAGCGGATCACGGGCAACCCAGGCAAGCGCAAACTTCCTGACCTTCAAGTCATCACGACAATCCCAATGGCTTCATCCATCCCAGAGCCACCAGCAGGTCTTGGCAAGGATGGCATCGCGCTCTGGAACTCGGCGTGGGCGAACGCAATCACATGGCTCTCACCTTCAAGCGACATCCAAGCCATTGAGAACGCGGCTCGCCTCGCCGATGACCTTGCAGCAGCTCGTGCCAAATATCGTGCGACTCTGGAATCGGCAGATGGCAGATTGCTCGTTCACTTGAACAAAGCATTCGTGGACTCACTTTCATCGCTAGGCTTCGACCCAACTGCTCGCTCCCGACTTGGGGTTGCAGAGGTCAAGGCGATCAGCGCCATCGACAAGCTCATCGCCAAGCGAGAGGCTCGACAGTAATTTCAGCCGGGGGGCATAATGGCAAAGAAGATTGATGGCTTTCCACCGCGTTGGCTGACCAAAGTTCCAGAAGCAGACTTGAAAAGGTCGAGAGGTGATGACATTGCAGACTTCGCTGAAGCACTCTGCAAGATCACCAAAGACTCCATTGCTGGACACGCTGGCGAAGACCTTGTCTTCCGAGGTTGGCAACGCGAACTCACTCGACAACTCTTCGCAGTCAAAGCCGATGGGAAATTTCGTCATCGTGTCGGCTTGGTCGGACTTCCGCGCAAGAATGGAAAGTCTGCTTGGCTCTCTGCTGTTGCTCTTGAATCGCTAGTCCTCGGAGCGCAAGGCGGGGAAATCTATTCTTGCGCTGCTGAAAAGGAACAAGCGAAAATCGTATTCAACACGGCGAAGGAAATGGTTCGCCTTCATCCCGAACTTTCCGAACTGCTCACAGTCTATAAAGACACGATTCACAATCCCAAGACTGGCTCTGTTTATCGCGCTCTATCAGCAGATGCATTCTCCAAAGAAGGCTTGAACCCGACTCTTGTCTGCTTCGATGAACTCCATGCTCAACCCAATCGCGAACTCTTCGATGTTATGTCACTCGCAATGGGTGCAAGAATTGAACCGATGCTGGTGGCAATTACCACCGCAGGAGTCAAGACCGATTCATCTGGCAAAGATTCCATCTGCTTCAGTCTCTATGAATACGGCAAGCGCGTTGCTAGTGGCGAAGTCAATGACCCGACATTCTTCTTCGCCTGGTGGGAAGCCAACAACGATGGCGACTATCGCGATCCAAATGCATGGAAAGAAGCAAACCCCGGATTCGATGACATCGTCGCATCCGATGACTTCGCCTCTGCTATCTTGCGAACGCCTGAATCTGAATTCAAGACCAAGCGCCTGAATATCTGGACTTCAACATCTGACACTTGGCTTCCTCACGGAATGTGGGATGCGATTGCAGTCGAGAAGGAAATTCCTGACGGCGTTGATGTCGTTCTCGGATTCGACGGATCATTCAACGGCGACTGTACCGCAATCGTGGCGGTATCGGTTGAGGAAACTCCACACATCATGCCCGTTGCAATTTGGGAGAAGCCAGACGAAGCTGATGCGAGTTGGCAGGTTCCTGTTCTTGAAGTTGAGGATGCCATTCGCAAGGCAGCGACCAGATGGCAAGTTCTTGAAATTGCTTGCGATCCATACCGATGGGCAAGAACATTCCAGGTGCTTGAAGATGAAGGCTTGCCT